TAATAGCTGATTATCGCGCCCCATGCAGTACCTAATGTACCCAACATAACCAACATGGCCTCGCCGCCGTGCTGAGGCAAACCATAGGAGATCATATAACCGAGGACGCCAAAGAAACCTAGCGTCACGGCGCCAGCCAAGGCCTTAGGCGTCCAATCGCCGGTCTTGACCTCCCGTTCCCTGGCCGACGCCCGATCGGCACTGGCGATGCGTTCTAAGTCGATGTCGAGCTCGCGCATCTGCACCGCGAAGGATTGCTCGGCTTGCTTCAGCGCCAGCAGCTGCTCAGGGGAGGCAGAAGCGGCCGCGCGCTGCAGCTCCTCCTCTGTCCCCTCCGGTTTGCCCAGGAGGGCCTCAGAGATCGCCCTAGTCGCCATGCCGGCCAAAGGACCACCGACCGCCGAGGCGATCGTCGGCGCGACAGTCCTAACGAGATTTAGAAGGCTTTCCACGGACAGGCCCCTTTTTTGGCTTAGGTTTCGCGGGCTCGACCTTAGCGACCGGGCAGGCCTTCTCTTTCCTCATGGCCAGCACCAGGTAGGTGATCGCGATGATGGAAATTGAGAAATCCTTAAACACCCACAAGGGCAAGTCCGCATCCGATGCGCTGTACCCAGTAAATAGAAATTGCAGATTTCGTCCTGCCTGGGCCGTGAGACCGATGCAAGCGAAGACCAAGCCGACGCGATGCCAGACCGGGAACAAGCGCCACTTGTCTTTCACAAGCCCCGCCGCGATTACCCCAGCCCCCACCAGGTCGATGATCGTGACGAAAGTGAAGAAGGCAAAATCAAACATCGTCACCTCCTGCCGCGTTGAACAGGAGGCCGCTGTTCAATCCCTTTGGTTTTGTTCCTAAGCTCCGCCGCGACCTCGAAGATGTCCTTCTTTTCACGCGCAGCGAAGAAGTTGGCAATGAAGTTAGTGACCGCGATAACCGCGATCCCCAAGATGAAGCCGACCCCCATAGTCGTGTCGACGTCTTGAATGTCCATGCCAAGCTGCCGGCAGATGATGCCCGTCAGCACAAAGGAGGATCCGACAGAAATACCGCCGACGATCCCACCTGCGACCAGAGAGCCGTGCTGCCGGATCTGCTCGGGCTGCCAAAAGACCGAGAGAGAAAGGCCGCCGATAAGACCAGCTGCGGCGGCCATAAGCTTACTGACAGCGAAGGCTTGGTAAGGGTCCGACATCACCCCCGCTCCTTATCGGCTTTGCGCTCAAGCCGCTCAAAGATTGCCTTACACATATCTTTGAGCTCTTGAATGTCCGCGCGATAGTCGTCCTTCGTCACATACTTAGTGTGGATCTCGCGCTCGATCTCCTTCATGTCACCTTGAAGGGATCGCACGCTTTCCCACAACACTTTAAGGATCCAACCACCAGCGGCGCTGCTGACCCCGACGATGATGTTGTAGAGATCCTGCGACATCCATATAAAACCTTATGCTGCCAACAAAAGAAAACCCAAGACAGAAGTGTCACCCACTCTCTGTCTCCGTGGTTTGCACCTGTGCCTGCGCTTGGGTGCGGATTTTTTCTACGAGTTCAAAGACCTGTGCGTATGGCGCATTGCCCAACGCTTGCAGGATCACGTTGACATCGTTGATGGTGAGTTCGAGTTTCATGGATGTGCTGCCTTATATGCGTCAAAATCTGCTTTGAGTTCTTGAATGGCCGCGACAAGGTGAACAACGACCTTGGAGTAGTCAACGCCTTGAGGCTTGATGGAGCCGTCATCGTTCATAGCGTCTTTTTCGCCTGTCACAGCCTGCGGAATTACCGCCTGCAATTCGTGCGCGATAAAACCTTCGCCGTAGCTGTTGTCAGCGTTCCACTTGTAGGTGGATGGCTTGAGCGCAGCGATTGTTGAAAGCCCAGAAAGCATGGGCTGAACGTCATGCTTCAGACGGTAATCTGAGGAGGTGTTGTAGGCTGTAGTAGTGCCGGTAACTGAAATAGTCCCTGTAGTTGTTCCATTTCTTGCAAAAAGTGCAACGTTACTAGCACCAGTTCCAGCGGCATTGTTGTTAATGCCAAACGGTAAATAAGTGGTTCCATCTTCTATGGTAAAGCGGCAAGTTGTTCCAGTGGCAGCCGCGTTAGTCGTGTTAATCTGAACATTTCCGTTGCTGTCGATGCGCGCGCGTTCGGTGCCTCCTGTTTGCAAAAGCAAATTGCTGTTTGAGCCAGAGACAGAAGACGCGTTGATAATTGATCCACTGACTGCGGAATCAGCCCCCATAAGTAACTGCGGCCCCGATGAGTCGCTCTCCCTTAGCAACAACTGCGTTTCCGCAGCGTTACTAACAACGTGAAGGACACGAAGGGGCGAACTCGTCCCAATCCCCACGTTGCCGCTGGAGTCGATGCGCGCGCGTTCGGAGCCGTTGGTGTAAAACACCAATGGTCGGCTGCCACGGCTATCAATGTAAGAAGCAGCGTTATTGGCGTTAATGTAAAGGTTTAATGTGCCGCCACTAGCCAACTCAAGTGCTGCAAAGTTTCCAGCGGTTCCAGTATTTACTGTTAACGCACTGCTACTGCCTGAAAGATTCGGCGAACTCGTCCCGATTCCCACGTTGCCGCTGGCGTCGATACGCATACGTTCAGTAGTACCTGTCCTAAATAAAAGAGGAATGTTTCCTGTTTCAGCATTGTCGGTAGAAGAAATAAAAGAGTATTGCCCAATACCAGCTTCAAAATAAGAACCTAAGACAAGCCTGTTATCAACACTATCTACAACAACCTTGCCAACTGTTTGTCCTGATGTATTTTGAACAAAGGCATTGCCAACAACACTCAGTTTAAACCCGCTTTCTGGCGAACTCGTCCCAATTCCCACGTTGCCGCTGGAGTCAATACGCAGGCGCTCAGTGCCGCCCGTGGTTGCCGCCAAAGTATCGGCGGCAGGGAAGTACAGCCCGGTGTTGGTGTCGCCCGTAGTGGTGACTGATGGCGTACCGACAGCACCAGCGCCAAGGACGGCCCCGCTGTCTTTCAGCAGGACACCGTCAACCGTGACACCAGCGGCCGCTGTATATTCAGAGACCGTATCTGTCTTGAAGGTGCCGGTGACATTTTGAGTTCCGGCGACAGTCAGCGTCTTACCAGACCCGACATTCAACCCCACAGAAGTACCGGACCCAGCCGCTGCGAAAATGGCGTCGACAATATCCCAGTCCCCGTTTGTCTTTCCGCCCCAGGTGTCGCGTGACGCGCCTACCTCCGGCTTGGTCAGATTCAGGTTCGGCGTATAGGTATCGGCCACAGCTGTTCTCCTAATTCAACGTGGTCCACGTCTGAGAAGACGTGGTTTGCGGCGTCCATGTTTCGCCAGTGACGGGTAAATCAGTCCAGATCTCAGGCAAAACGGGTTCAGGCTCCCAAAGATATCGCCCATTAGCCGTCATGCTCGCCGTTATCACAATCGTCTCCGCACCAGGCCTCACCCGCCTCACGAAAGCCGTCATCGACGACGAGGCTGGGATAGTTTCTAGCCCACTGAAGATCGCATTTCCAGCAGAAATCATCGAGCTCTGCACCTCGATGATCTCGGCGCCTAGCCTCACCCTGACGACGTCAGCAGTCATCGAAGACGTGACAGGGAAGGTCGCGCTATTGAGGAACACGACATAGCCGGCGGCTGTCATGTCCGAGGTCGAGGCGCCCGTGCCATCGACCTCCCTGACCCGCACGTCATCCGCCAGCATAGAGCTCTGAGCCGCGGCAGTAAGAGATACCGTCGCGACCCTTTGTCCGGTAGCCGACAAAGCAGACGTAATCGGGATCGTCTCCGATACCAACCATGTATTGGCCGCGGCAAAGGCACTGGAGCTCGTCACAGCAGCGTCAAAGGTGACCAGGCGCACCCTGGTGGCATCTGCTGATGTATCGGACTGGCAAGCCGCCGTAGCGTCCGCAGAAGCCGTCTTTACCGCCGCGAAAGACGCATCAGACGTGACGGCGATGGTCGCCTCGGCTTCGAGCACATAGCCCGAGCCGTAGAGACCTTCGCCGTAGTCTGCTACGCCGTAGTCAGCCACTGGTTATCAGTCCAGCGTCACGACGAGCGTGTCGGTGTTAAAGCGCAGCACGTCGCCGCTGTCGATCGTCTTGGACGTCGTTAGATTGGCGAAGGCCAGCATATTACCTGATGTCGAGGCGTCGTAAATCGCAGCAGCGACCACAGTACCCCAAGAAGCCGTTGCGGTCGGAAACTCGACGGCCGCACTGTTAGCTGCTTGCGTCGGCGCGGTGCCGGAAACCGTGAAGCTCACGCTCGTGCGCACGTATGAACCACCAGAAACCTCAGTACCACCGCCGCCTTCACCAGGCGCTACCGTGTAGAGGGCGACGTACCAGGTCGTTGGCCTGGTCGCGGAAGCCGCGGTGAACAGCCAATCGAGGACAAGATCCTCGGCGTAATTCGAAAGACCAGCCATTTTAGTAGACCCTCCTTGTGCGAGCCACCAGCGGAGAGCCGCTGGTCAGTGATTTCTGAGCCTCATCATTGAGCGACTGAACTCGCCCAGAGTAGAAAGAACCAAAAACAGTGATGCGCTGATCGTCCAGCAGAAACGGCGCGGCATGCGTCAGCGCACCATAGAGGTAGACGTCAGGCGCTTTGGTCAACAGCCAGTTGGTCGTGTTGTTATTAGAGAGCGCCGGGATTTTCCCGTAATAAATCATCTCGATCTCGACGTTATCAGTCGGACCAGGCACTAGCTCTATCGCCCCGTTCATCAACGAGTAAGCCATGACGCGGTCATAGCGCCGCTCCTTCACGATGATGTCGGCCTCATCAAGCGTCACAAAGCGCAGGGGGCTCATACCGTCGACGATCTGTAAATTGATCGCCTCGAGCCAGTCGCCTGGCAGCTGCACGAACTCGGCGTTGCTGATAGCCTCGGCGCGGATGATCTGCTCGCGACAGCGCAGCCTGGTGTTCAGATCTGCCTCGCAGAACTGGATAAACATGGGAATCTGAGACGTCAGATCTTGCCGGTTTAGATAATCTGCGATCGCACTTTGAAGCGTCGCGTAGTTGGTGATCGTCATGCGACGTTCCTCCACGTCTTGCCCGTCTGTATGTTCCAGACAGACCTGTAGTTGATGCCATACAAACGGCAATAATCTCTAGAGGAAAGCTCCCTCGAGCGAATGTGCCTTACAGCATCTTCGTTAATCTTTGCGGTGTTAGACGCTATACCTCGGGCCTGACGACCCTTGGATGTCATGTCGGCACTGTTATCCGCAGGCGTACCGACGAACAGGTGATCTGGATTAACACAGCTGGCGACATCGCACCTGTGGCAAACCAGCAGACCTTCGGGAATGTCGCAAACGAAGTGACGGTAAGAAACGCGGTGCGCTTTGACCGTTTTGCCATTGAGCCAGAAATGCGGATGACCGGAACGAGTTAATCCGCCATCCCAGAGCCAGCACCCGCTTGTTGGCTCTGGGACGACGAAGCTCATGAACCGATCAAGCTCTTGATGGTTCATTAGCTCTTCATCCAATGTGTTCGCCACGGCGCAGCTTCCTCGCTCGCCAGCCACTTCCGCATCGCAGCCTTGTCCCGAATAATCCCCTTTTGCGACAGCTCTAGGTAGACCATCATCGGCAGGCTTGCGACCTTCACCATGTCGCCGCTCTTCTCCGTGCGGGACGTCTCGTTCATCTGGGCCTGATTATAGTCTGGCAGCTTGCCAAGCTCGCACGTCGTCTCAAAGATCAGCTTTTGATCAGGCGTAATGTGCATCTTTTGCAGCGTGCCGGTCAGGCTGTCGTAGGACAGATTGAAAGACCCTGGTGCGTATTCTTCAGCCATTTGCGTTCCCTAAATAAACGGGGGGGGCGCCTTTCGGCGCCCCCTTATATCACGAAGGGATAAGGTTCGCGATAACAGCGTGCGCATTTTGGCTCTTGATGCGCAGACCGTATTCCACGACCATTTCCTTCTTGTCGCTGTCGCCAGTCTTGGCGATGTCGAAAGTACGGAACGGACGAAGGTAGGCAACCGACGCGTACTCGGGATCGAGCACGAAGGCGAAATTGCCAGGTTGGAAGCGATTCGGAACAATCGCCACTTCTCCAAAGTCGCTGAGATATACATCAGCGGTTGCAATGATCGCCACCGGCTTCACCTGGTTGTAGGTAACGCGGTTCGGCGCGATACCGACGAACGAGGAGGCGACCGTCTTGTTGTAGGCGTTCACCATGAACAGCTTCGGATCGCCACCGTCTTCCCAGACCTGCTGGATAGCCGTCTTGAGCATGGCTTCCGTCAGCGCAACGTCGGTCGAGGTCGACAGGCCGGTCCAGGCGGTGCTGGGATAGCCATTGCCGTTCGCACCGGACATCGCGGACACGGTCGCCGCGTTGGCCTGGTAGTTATAAAGCAGCCAGGTCGGAAGGCCGGCAGTCTTACGCGCAGTGGAGTTATTGCCAGCCACGCCAGCTTGGTTGCTGGTGAGGATGGCTTCCATGTCGCGCTTGATTTCTTTCGCCTTCTTGGCCGTTTCATAGGCCATCAGCGTGCGCATGGCGGCAGTGTTCACAGCATCAGCAGTGCCCGACACTGAGACAACCTTGCGGCTGATCTGAGTGTAATTCGCCACACGCACAGTCGCCGTGAAGTCAGCATCACCGGCGTCCGCCCCTTCGATGACCGCATTCGTGGTATCTGCTGAAGCGAGCGAGTCCGTCTGCCATTCGAAGTAGGTGTTGTCAGCCGTATCACGACCGATATTCGACATGAAAGGCGTGTCGACCGGGCTGATGTCGTAGATGATGTTAGACAGGTCTTCGCGGATCGCGTTGACGTTGTCGTAGGTGGTAGCCTTTGAAACCGCAGTCATAGCGGGTTATCTCCTTTGATCGAGTAGACCGAATAGCCGAGCCGCATCATCGGTTCGGCCGCTTGCTTTGAGACGCTGTCTCATTCGCTGAACGTCGGTCGCCTGCTTAGGACTGGAAGCCGTCGATCCCGCCTTCATTGGCTTCGGGCTCTGAGCCTGGTTTGGCTTAGGCCGATTCGCAATGAGAGCGTCGTAGCGACGCGCCTTCTCAAGCACTAGGATCGCTCGCGGATCGTATGCCTGCGACAATTCATCAGGGCTGTAGCCGATCTTTTGGCCGTAGTCCTTCAGCTGATTGCGCGCCGCATTCCACTTCGCCTGATCCTTCCACTCTGGCATCTTCTCAAGCAGAAACTGACGCCCCTGCTCTACATGCTGCCGGAGGGCTTGTGCCTCCTGATGAGAAGAAATTGCGGCCAGACGTTCCTGTTCGGCTCTCGTCGCGGCCAGGCGCTCACGATAGTCGCGCCATTGCTTCTCAACTAAGGGGAAATTGAGAGGATCCTCTCGATGCAGTCTCTCCCAGTCGGGCTCTTGCGGCTGCATCTGCTCGAGCTGCTGCCTCAAAGCCCCCAGGAGCTGACCGTATTGGGCCCGCTCCACTTCCACCTGCTGGCGATCCGCCTCGAATGCAACGGCATCATCTCTGAGCCTCTGCATCTTCCGCGAATAATCGGACTGCCTCTGGTAGCCGTCCAAGGCTTCCTTCAGCGAGACCTGCTGCATCTTGCCGTCGATCTTGACGGTGACTAGCGTGTCAGGCTTCAGACCGCCATCGGCCTCACCTTCAGAGCCCTCGACATCCCCGGCTGTCTCACCTTCAGATGACGCGGAATAATCCGCTGCCCCGTCATCCCCCAGCAAAGTCTCGTCAACCAGATCTGCCGACGCCTCAGTCTCCTCGACTGCGGCAGAAGCCTCATTCCGTCTTGCGGCCCTGGGTTCGGGGTTTCCCCCTCCCAAAACTGCCGTAATCCGGCTCGCTGCTTCTGATAAACCGATTTCGCTTGGCTGCGACTGCTCGGCCATAAATCATTACTCCTTGTGCTACGCCTTTTTCAAGCGTCGATTGAACTGCGCCACGGTTGGCTCAAAGGCCAAGGCCTCGAGCTCCTGTCTGAACGCAGCTATGGCTCGCACCATGTGGTACGCGTCATCTCTTTTTGCGGCATCCTCGGGCACCGAGCCCATCCACTCGGACACATACCGAGCCTCGAGGAGCTTCAATACCTCACGCGCGGCCTGGTCCTTGTGCAATGCCGCGGCGGCTTGCCACAGCTGCTCTTGATCAAAAGTCGCCATCACATCATCCCTTCGGGCGGTGGCATGGGCATGCCCATAGGCGCAGGAGCCTCCGGCATCTGCTGTGGCAGAGGCACCTGCGCGGTGCGGAACATAGCCTGGATCTCAGCACGCTGCCGATCGACTTCAGCCTTGATCAAGGCCATGTCGACCTGCGTGCCGTACTTAGCCTGAATCTCTGCTGCCTTCAGCACCGCTTCGACGTACAGCTTGTCGCGCTCAAGATCAGCCTGCGCCGCTGCCTTCTGGCGCTCGAGCTCCTGCTTGGCCGCATTGATCAGGATGTCCGCCTTTGTCTTCTCAGCCTCGACCTGCGCCAGCAGCTGGGCAGGGTCTGGCTTATTAGCCCCCATCTGCATCTGCTGCATAAAGGCCTGGACCTCCTGCGGATTGATCTCTTTCCAGAACTGGCTTGGGTCTTGGAAGCCAGCTAGTTGCGTTGCCTGCGCAAGAGATTGGCGCAATTGAGCCAGGTCGACGAGGGGATTGTACGGCCCATAGGTCTGAATGACCTCTTTCTGCTGGCCGATAATCTGAGCCAGAGCCCCCATGCGCTGCTCGTCCGAGCCGCGCCCCAGAGCGATATTCACAACCATATCCATCGAGGCGTCCCAGCCGCGCGGGTCGATCGGAACGAACTTATTGCGCAGCCTGATGATCTTGGCCTTGTCCTGGTGCTGAATGACCAGGGCCAGAAGCCCCTGGAAGCACCGCTTGAGACCGTCGGCGAAGAGCCGCGCAATCATCTCTATGCGCTCCTGGGAGCTCGACAGCTGGGCCTGAACGGCCGCGCGGGTGGTGGACTGCAACACGTCAGCATCAAGGCCCTGGGAGGCCCTAGAAATGCCCGTGCGCTGGGTCTTCACCTCATCGAGGTAGGCCATGACGCCCAAAGCCTGTTGGCCCACAAACGGCGTCGCTAAGGGCGCCACCATGCCAGGCGCCCGCGCGCGGATGATCGCACCCGTCTCGACGTTCATCACGTCGGCCATATTCACTTGGTTCTCGACCACCACCGTACGCGGGTGGATCGACTGCGCCAGGCTGTCTAGCGTGTTACGCATGATCGAGCTTTTGATCAGCTGGATGTCCATCGTCTGATCGGCAATCGACTGCCCGAAAATCGTGTGCGGCGTCGGATCTGGAGCCAGAAGCGCGAAAGGCGCCTTCTGAACTACCTCGCTATGCAAGATGTAGGCGCCATTGCCAATCGAACAGACCTTGTGCAGCTCGGCAATGCCGTCGCCGTCACGATCGGCGCGAATGTAGCTCTCGACATAGAAGACCTTGTCGGTCGTCTCGTCGGTCGTCTGCGTGAGACCAAAGAAGCTCTGGTCCGCCGGGTTGCGAACCAGAACCTCATTATTCATATCGAAGCCGCCAGTTCCGGCGTTCTCCTCGATCTCCTGCCGGTCGTACCCCATCGACACCAGCTCAGAGATCGTCGCCAGCTTACGCCTGGCAACGTAAATCGCGTCGTCAATAGACGTCGCCTCATTGTCGATTAGGAACTGTTCGGGCGGGATGCACTCGACCACATAGCGCGGCGTGCGTTTCACGCGCCTGATGCGCAGGTCTGTCTTATTCATGCCGGTGATCATATCAATGACCTCGGTCATGCTCTCGACCGAGACGTCGGGATCCGACGTCAGCAACGCAATCTCTTCCGGCATCAGGCCCGAGTAGTCGTAATACTCAACACTCTCCTCGTCGATCTTATACCAGGTCAGCACGCCGGTCTTGAGGATCAGCGCGTCCTTCATCGCATCGTGGAGGATCCGAAAGCCGGGGTTCTCCTGCATGAAAACATAGTTGATCAGATCAGTCGCCTGTTCTGCACCCTCTACGTCCTCTGCATTCTTCGGCACGAACTCGATCACTTTGTCCCCGCCGGTAAAGATACGCAGCAGGGAAGGCAACATAGCCAGGACAGTATCGCGGACCTCGGTCAAAACGACCCGAGAACGCCCCTCTTCCTCGTTCCCAAACTCGTCACCGAGGTAGTAGGACATTGCCTGCTCGCGCTCAGGCGCAAGATAGCTGTCGATGTAGGTCTGGCTGTCCTCGATCGCCTGGAAGACGATATACCGGAACTCCGCGTCATCCATCGGTTCGTTCTGCGGCAACGTATAGCCGGTCTCGTCGTTGTAGACCTCGCTGCCTTGAGGCAGGTTTACGACGTCGGGGTCGTAGCGGCCGGGAGTAATACCTTGAGCCATGTTCTCAGCCCTTCTTTCTAACGCGCCACCACTGCCAGCCGGACTCAGAGCCGACCTCGTAGCTGGGGAAAAACTCACTCACAGCCCGCTTTACACCGTCCATAGGTAAATCGTCACCACCAATTACGCCACCGGGCTTCAAACACGGCCACCAGGCCTCTAAATCAGCGATGACATCTTCATAACTATGGCCGGCGTCGACCCAGATAAAATCAACACTCTCGGGTTGGAATAACGAAGCAGCGTCCGTCGTTTTCATGCGCAGCACGTTTGCCTTCGGATACCCGGCACGACCAATGTTTCCCAAAAACACCTCATAGACCCGCTCGAGCTCAGGGTCCGCCCGATGCTCAGGCTCATTCGATCCGCCCCAATGGTCTACAAAATAGATTGCCGGATTTTTTTGCCTATTCAAGGCTTCGACCAGTAAAAAACACGCCGAACGGCCTTTCCAACAACCTAATTCAACAAAGACAGAGCCGTCTGATGCCTCTCGCAATGCATCAAGGTAGGGCTGGGAGAAGTTAAACCAGCCCTGGATCTCGTCGAAGTAGTGATTCAACGCTTCTTCCCCGCCTCGCTCATCGCGATCGCCAAGGCCTGCTTCTGGCTCTTCACCACAGGCCCCTTCTTGGAACCAGAGTGCAGCTTGCCGGCCTTGTACTCGCCCATCACCTTGCCGACCTTGGCCTGGGCCTTCGACATCTTCTTCATGCTGCTGTCTCCATCATCTTCGCCGCGGCAGTCGCAACATCGTCCGGTATCTCCGACCGACACGCCTCCGCGTGCTCGTGCGTGAACTCCATCGAGCCGATGTGCTTCACGCCTTTCGATAAGTCGTGATCGACCCAGACCTTGAAGCCGTGCGCCTGGGCGAGCTTGCAGAAGTAAATGTCCTCGCCAACATACATCTGCCCAGACGGCAACCATGACACGTTAAACCAAGGCAGAGGCAGCTTCTTGAAGACCTCAGTCTTCACCAGCATCGCACCCATGCCGATCGCATCGACCTCCTCGAGGCCCGTCCGATCATGCGAGTAGATGCACTTAAGCTCCGCGAAATCGCTAAATGCCACCGTCTTCACCGGCAAGCGCCGCGTCGCGTAATTGCACGCGACGATGTCCTTATCGTGCGCAATCATCTTTTCAAGAAGATACCCAGGGAAGCGCATGTCACTATCGAGGAACAGCGCATAGTCCGCCCCAGCCTGCAACGCCATGCGCGCCAGCTTCGCCCTCTGGTCAGCGATCAGCGTCCCATTGACGAAATGGACGTCAAACCGCGT